GATTTAAATTCTTCAATAACATTTTCTTTAACTTCATCTCTTTCAATTGGGATTTGGGTTAAATGTTCTAATAATGTTACTTTATTATCAATAATGTGGTTGGGATCTGTACCTGTTTCTTTATTATATGATTCAAATAGAACATATAAAGCAGCTTGTGCCTTGTAATCATGTAGTTTAGTTTGAAATAAATCCTCTACATTGTAATGCTCTTTAAGCTCTTTAATTAAGTTATATTTTTCTTTTCTTAATCTGGTGCGATTTAGTTTTTTGGAAGACTCAACTACGGTATTTAAAATAATATTAGCTTTTGAATCACTAATATTTTTATTTTTAAATACAGTTTCATATAATTTATATTCTTTTCCTAACTCTGAATTAACAAAATATTGTTTTAATATTTTAATAGCAGGTGAGGACTTTCCAGATAAAGTATCCGCTGTTATTCGTTTTACTAGTACCTCAAAGAGAATACCTGTATTTTTGAATTTGGAATGTTTTATATACATCAATACTTATTTTTTTATAAATATACTAAAATTACTGCTCCTTGATATTTGATTCATCTAAAAGTGAATCTCCTTTCTTATCTTCTTCAAATACTAATTGCTTTTTATTAGAAGTAGGTATAGAAATATTTTTTAACATTGATTGATGTTTTAAGAAATGAGTGTTTTCTTTCAACTTACCATTATCATTGTAATCTTTTTTCATACCTTCTCTGCCTAATCTATCTTTACCAAAGTTATCTTCTTGGGTATTTCTATTAGATATTTTTTCTTTTGGTCTTCCTAATGGTGATTTTTCATCATATCCATCAGGCACATTAGCTGGGTCTGAATCCATTCTACCTTTACCGTATAATGAAGCTAAATCATGTGGGGTACCATATGATTGTCCTGTTTCAACTGGATCATTACCTTCAGCTTCAATTTGAGATATTCTAAATTTACGTTTAGCATCTTCTCTAATTAAATCTCTATAATCATCATATTGATCTTCACTTAAGTGGAATAAATGATCATAAACAAAATCAGTTGGGAACATATTAGTATCTACCATTTTTTCGGCTAAATCCATTTTTTCTTTCATTAATGCTACTCTCTCCTGGTCATATATAATAGAAGGGTTTGTTAATGATATTTCAAAATTAGCTAATTGTTCATCTCTGTATCCTTGTGTATATAAATGAACTAATGCTATCTTATATAACTCTGATGTTATAATGCGTTGTATACGTTCAATTGTACGGGCAAAACGAATATCTTGAGCGGCTAATGTTGCTTTTCCATCGGTATTTTCATCATAACCCATAAATGCTTTAGGCACTTTGAGGGCTGCAAATAATTTATCTCTTAAATATTCAACATCGGCAATACCATCCCACTGCAAACCATTTGCACTTTCAATTTTAGTACTTGCATCATTACCTCTAACGGGGATAAAGAAATCCTCCATTGAGTTTTGCATATTATATTTTAGGTTATATTCACCTGTTTCTTGATTTACATACGGGGTACGTTTCATTTTAGAAACTGTTTTCTCCATAAATGCATCTACCTCATTTGGGGGAATAGACCCAACATTCATATAAAAAACACGTTTTTCAGGGGCACGAACAATTCTATGGATTAACATAGCATCTTCCATTAAAGTATATTGTTTAAATAACTTACGAGCTGGTTCAATATATGATCTACCATAAGGTAAGAAATTCATATCTGTTAATAAACGGAAGTGAGCCATTTCATAATTATCAAATATAATACTTCTACCATTATCCTGATTAGGCACATTATAATACCCATAATCAGAAGCATCTACACCTTCAGGATCAAATTGGTATTTTACTTCTGTAGGGTTATCTTTATCTCCTTCTAATCTTTGGATGTGGAAAGCTGTATAAGGGATAACATTATAAATTCCAAAATCTTCAGCAATTTCTAGTTTAAGGAAAAAATCACCATATTTACACATATTACGAATCCAAGGCCATAAATTAAATTCTATATTTAATACATCATAGAATAAATTATATAGTATTTTTTGAATATCTTCATCAGGTGATTTAATGGATAATACTTCACCCATATCATTTTTAAGAGTACTTTCATCAGCTACAATATCTAATGCAGATGCAATAATAGCATCTGTATCCATAGCATCATAATCAGAATATAATGAAGGTCTTAAATATTGATAATTAAAGTTAGCTTGTTGGCCATATAGTGAGGTACTTGAATTAGAATATATTCTATTAAACCTATCTACTAAAGCATTAGTCTCATATTCTCCACTTTGTTGGATTTGATTAACATCAAATACTTTAAGTTGATTGCCCCCTGTGTTACGAATAACTACATCCGTAGAGAATAGTCGTTGTAGTCTTGAAAATAAACCTTTATCTGCCATTTTTTAATTTTATTATAAATATATTATAAAAGCCATTTAATGCTTTCGTTCTTTCCACCAATTTCCATACCATAGGGATTATCGACTTTATTTCCAGAGTAACCACCACTCCAATTAGAGGTTGTTGATTTTACTGATCCTAAAGTTGCTCTAGCCATATCTAAACTTTGTTGTTGGAATTTTAACGACGTGTCTCTCAGGAACATACCAATCCCAAATGACATAACCAAGTCATCATTGTAGCCTCCTTGAGCTTCTGGTCTACCATTACGCCAGATAAATACTTTCATTTCTTCAATTAATCGTTTTGAGCGAATAGTTACTGACCTATCACCAATAAATTCTCTCATTTTATTAATACAAAGTGGTCTTGTTCTCATTGACATTGTAAAGCCAGGTACCATTTCACTATTACCTTCATATTGTCGAAGATATGATTCGGCAGTACGTTGATCTGATTTTGGTGATTGGTATAAGTTTCTATACCCTCTTTCAATTATGGCATCTAACGTAGCCCACCCAATATTAGCATTTTCAACTACTAACATTGCATTATTATATTCTGTAGCTAAGCCTGTTAGAAAATATCCAAATTCTTTAGGTGGCATTTGCCCTTTATATTCTGCTACTTGTGTATTAGTTAAAACATCCATCACATGACATGCCGAAAAATCTTTACCATCACCTCTTGCAACATCAGCTGTAATCATATATTCTCTAGAATAATCAGCTGGTTCCCAAATCCATAAATTTTGATCAACACCTCTACGTTCTACCGGGTTTTGAATAGTAGTTTGAGAGATAAAGTCAATCCATTCTGAATGGAATACTGTATCTCCAGAAGTGCTAAAATCACAATCACATTCTTGTGCTGCCATTCTAGGGTCACCTAATAATTCATCTTGTCTTTTTCTCCATTCTTCATCTCGTTCAGGATGGACATACCAAGGTAATTTAATTGGAATAAAATCATTTTCATTATTTTCAGCTGATACCCATGTTTTGTGGAACCAATTACCTGTACCGTAAGGTGTAGATAATACGATGGCACCACCACCAGTTGCTAATGTTTGTTGAGCCGAAGCCCAAATCTCACCAATTTGATCAATAAATGCTGCCTCATCAATTAATAGTAATGATACTGCTTCTGATCTACCAGCATCACTACTTGCAGATGTTGCTTTAATCTGTGAACCATTATTTAACCTAAGTGATAATTTGTTGTTTTCATCAGCTGGTATTTTAAGCCATGAGGGTAAATTTTCATACATGAATTTTACCTTTGTAACCATATTACGAGCTGTTTCTTGCTTTGTTGCAATACAGAGTACATTTTTATCTTTATGGAAAGTCATTAACCATAAAGAATAACCTGCAGATAAAGTAGATATACCTAATTGTCTAGATTTTAAAATAATTGAATAGGGATTATCTCTTAATAAACGTAATGTTTTTTCTTGAAATGGGTATAGATTAAAAATAACACGTCCACGTTGTGGGTGTTGTATATGACAATACTTCTTCATAAAATGTGCTGGGTCTTGAGCACATTTCAAATATTCTTGTCTTATTATTTTTTTTAAATCTTGACTCATTTTCCAAGTTTCCAGTACATGCTAAATCCTAGTATGGGTTGGAAATCTTGATTTAACCCTACCCCAGCACCATATACCTGTTTATTTTTAGTTCTATATAGTAATTCTCCTCCTAAATAATTTATTTGGTCTGTTCTACCTTTTAAACCAAACCCAACATAAAATTCTCTATTATTAATAAAAACAGTATTAGTAACTGTAGTTGTTGGAATGAATATATTAGGTTGAATTTCTCTAAATAATATTGAATTTCTACTTATAGTATCATTTATAACAATACTCCCTAATGAATCTAAATCTAAGGTATCCGTATAAAAGTATTTTGTATAGTAATCTTTTAAAATATCTAATGTATCAATATTAGCCGGAACAGTATCATGTATGGTTTCAATTTTAGTTTTCCATTTTGGTATATAAACTAAACTATCAATCGTTACAGTATCCCACTTAGTTACTGTTTGGGTAATAGTTATAGGTTCATTTTTTGCTATACCTTTACCTTCTTTACCACTACATGCCCTCATAAGAAGGATAATCGCAACTAATACTACTATAAGTAGTGTTTTAATATCTTTAAAGAAGTCCTTCAAGTTCTTTTTTAATTTTTGTTAATTCTTTTAATCGAGCTAACAATTTAGATTTTTCTGGTTCTTCAGCGTCTTTATATTTTCTAACTACTTGCTTCATTTCTTTAATAGTTTGTTGAAGTTTATTAGCTATTTTAGAAACAGAATCTCCTTTTTTAGCTGCCTTTGATGCTTTTTTATCCATTTCATCATCATCATCTTCTTCTCTAATGCTAATGCTATCTAAAGCATCCATTGTACCTTCAAAACCAGGAATTTCATACTTTTTATCAGATTTTCTTTGTTCTAAAGCTGCCATAATTGCATACACAGCATCTTGTTCGCTGTAATCGTATCGTTTAGCAGTTCTTGCAATGTAACGATTTACATCTCTAAGTACTTCAGGGTTAAGGGATTCTGATAAAGCATCTCCTAGGTCATCTTTATGACCCTTAGTAGTTTCTAATTCCTTATTTAAATCAGATTGTGCATCAATATCTTCCTGATCTGCCTCTGCAAGGATTTCAAAAATTTCTTCTTTAATAGATTTTGCTAATTCGGTTTTTTTCATTTGTAGTGGATTTTTGTTATAAATATCACAAAGAAATTACTTCTTTAATTTGTTTTATACGTTCTTCGGTACTACCTGATAGTGTGTGTAAATTTTTAATTCTATGATTGTATTTATTTATTAATTTGTTAATCATATTATTAATTGTATCTCTATAATTAGCATCAGTTTCACGAACACCATTATCCTCAATCTCTACACCTTCAGGTGAAACATAGAATATATAATCATATTCTCTAATTAGATGAGATGCTAATGTTTCAAAATCATCTTTATCAAATATATCCATTGAAGTAGAACAATTAGCAAACGCCATAACATCAATTACAGTTCTATCTGTAATGATATTTTCTACCATTAATTCACTTGATCTCTCAGCTAAAAATACACATTGNCCNTTTANAGTACTATCAGTATTTAATGGAATACCTTGTGACATTAATTCTTTAGAACGCTCAGTTCTAGTTGTATAATCTTTAAATTCTGGTAGCTCTTTAAGAGCATTAACTAATGTAGTTTTACCTACACTCATTGTTCCGCATAATCCTATCTTCATATTAAAATGGTAAATTATTAAAATCATCTTCTTGTGATGAACCCGGCATTACCCTATAGCTATCACTATCAAAATGTTGTGTTGATACCTCGAATATACA